TCGTATGCCGACTTCTGCTTGAAAAAAAAAAAATCCCTTGTAATAGAAAAAGGGCGATCCAAAGACCGCCCTCTGCTCTCTTTATCCAGCCTTCGCTGGTCTTGTAGCTACCGCTACTTGGCTTGCTTCATGCCTAAATGACACTCTTCAATCCACTCATCTGGTATTCGCTTATGTGCCCAAGCGAACCCATTCTTGGTGCAAAAGTCTGCATAAGAAGTTGGAGACCCCTTATACAACTTGGCATTTGCATTACTAAATAAGAACCTAAGATCAATCTGAGGTAGTTGCTGTTTGATCAACACATGTTTCTGTCGATCAGCTGTGACCCATCGCCCTTTAGTCTCTAAGAACCAGACACCACCAGACTTTGGGAGAATGAAGTCTGGGGTGTACTTGGCGGTTCGACTAGGGATGGTGTAGGTCAGCTTCTGGCTCTCGTAAGTAAATGGTATACCTAGTCGCCTTAGTTCTTCAGCAATTATAGCCTCAAGACCTGATCTATAGCCTTCTTTGATACCTCGGTATCTATGGTTAGAAGTCAAAGTTATCAGAGTTTTCTATTGCTTCAAAAGGTGCATCAATTGCTGATGTGTCTATAGTAAACCCACCCTCTTCAAGAGCATCAAAGCCAGCTCCATTCATGCCTTGCATTGCTTCAACTATTTGACAGGACGTAAGCTGTATAGACACACCAGCCTGACCAGATACCTTATAGACATTTAGGTAGCCTTTAAGTCTCAATCGACTACCACCGCCTATCCTTGGTTCTTTACCTTCTGGCACTAGTTGACCAGCTGTATCATAGAATTTCGGTTGATACTTAGACTGTAGTTTAAAAGCTACTTCCCCAGTCTCGTCGTCCGTCTGATAGGGAACTCTATAGTTAGCTGACCCATGTTCTTCTTTAGCCGCATCCTCTATCAGCTTAATAAGAGGCTTGGCTTCATCTTGAGACACTAATAGTTCTGCTTTGTATTTACCTTCAGCATCGAAGGCTGTGTCTGGTTTATTCAAGTGTGGATACTTAGCAACTCCTACAGGAGTCTGAAAGTTTATCTTTGGTTTCTTAGGCATACTTTTGTCTTTCTAATGTAAAAAGCCACCCATAGAATCTATGGATGGCTTTAAGTTTGGGAGGAGGAGAAGTCCCTAGAGTCCTTAGTAACAGGGAGGTAACTCTAGGGGCTTCTGAAGGGTGACATAAGTATTAACTAAAGCAGAATTGGCTGTCCCTTATTAGCTGTAGGTTTAGGTTTCCCATTTCGGGCATTGGGTTGACTTCAGCCTTCTCAAAGTCGAACGGATGATCCAGCTGTTGCCTCAGTTCCTCTTGCCACTTCAGCAACAGGTTCTCAGCATCATACATCTCAATATGGGCTTCACGGACACCATAGTAGAGGTCGTCTACATCTCCTGAGATTGCAAAGCTATCGTGGATCATAAAGAAGTCTTCAGTTGCCCCAGCGTCTAACAGTTTGACTATAGTTTTAGCCATGCCAGAGGCATCTAACGAGTGTATTAGGTTAGCCGCTACGCTGGCTGTGTTCTTCCTGACATCCACCTTACCCGTGTCTAGCGATAAGGAGACCTTTGACCTAGTTCTCTCGCCTACTGCTGTATCAAACAAGAATATCTTAGTCTCTACCCTGTCCCTCTTTAGATAGTTGTGGAAAACTCTAAACCCACTAGGCGAAGTCCAGTTGACCAGCTTGTTTTGCTTGCTGATAACATTGGTGCACGACTGTACCCACTTCATTGCTTGAGCGGCCTTGGGTAAGGTCTCCACAATACTGTCATAAGAATGACCAGCAAGGTATCTAGCGGCAACCTTTCGCTCTTTGTTAGTCCGAGCAATCGGGTGTACTTTTAGTTCACCATAAGACACAGATCGTTGCAAAGGCTTCATAACGTCTTCCATGTATTGCCCAGTCATTCCAGCGACAACCGATGAATATGGGTAGGTCATGCAAGCCCTCTTCTGATTTCCTCTGGTAATACCAAAGTCTAGCCAAATACGCGCCAGTTCAGCCTTGGTGATCTCATTGCTACCAAAGGCACTAGGGTCGTCTAAATCAACAACAAGCCTTTGTGTAACTTTGTCAGCAACAGTTTGGTAAAGGTCAGCCATTGTGTCTTGTGGAACTAGGTTTACCAAAGCACCCTCTTCACTACGTGTCAAAAGACTGTAGTGCTGAACGCCACTGTTTGTCCCATCAAGTGAGATAGGAATGAAGTTTACAAAGTCCTCTTTCTCTTTGATATAACGAGAATACTCAAAGATAGCCGCGAGCATTTGAAAAGGAGAGTTCGCACCAGACCATTGACCTAAACTATTCTTATAGTCTTTAGCCATATCGAGTAGTACACCTTCATTCTTGTCGAACCAAGCTACCCGTTCATCTAATGGTGCTTTGTCGATCTTCTCAAAGCCACTACAGTTTGCAATGTGTATCTTTAGCCACCTAATGTTTTGCCCATCGACAACACGGCCTCTTTGAAACTGAAAGAGTGACTTGATGTGATCGTCTCTGTGGTAGTTGAAAGACGGAACCATGTTGAAGCGGCCTCGGAAATCACATGCCCAAGGTATCGTGAACCAATCGTGTACTGCCAGCTCATTAGCTATCTGCAAGTCTTGCTTCATAACAGCTTCAGCACCCTTGACCCTGCGGTCAGTGTTTCGCCATTCACGTTGGTCTTCTTTGATGGCTTTCTTTAGCTCCTGATCCATTGTCATATGATCCTCTGGAAGCCTCGGAAACTCAGGTTTATCTCGCTTTGGAAACTTACCGAATGACTGCCGTGTCTCCCAGCACCATTCGACTACTTCAAGCATTTCCTCATTGATACATAGCCTCGTTTCTTGGAGTGCATTGAGTGCTCTGAAGTGTTCTGGAGTTTCACCCTTGAAACTGTGCTCTATGGCCTCAATCTGCTTGCTGGAAGCCCCTCTAACGAGTTTGACAACCTCTGCTAGTCTCCAGTCCTTATAAGCCCCTGTATGGAAGCCCTGCCAAGGGTTTGGACTGTCCATTGGTATAGGCTTGAGTAGCGGTTGTGACCACTGGAGATACTCTTTGCTTCTCTCAATCTGTCTCATGGCTTCATCAGTGAACGAAAGCCTTGTAATGGAGTTCTTGGGAGTGGTGTACTGAGTGTCCTTTTGGAACACATGACAATACTGAAAGATTGCTGAGATAACTGGTGCGGCGTTAGCTGTCTTTCGCTTCATGTGCATCTTGCGATCACCCTTTTTCTCTTCAATGCCAAAGTAGACTGACCTAGTGCCATTCTTGGTCGCTATGTTCCTGAGTGCCTTGAGCCTGACATGTGCTGACGTGTGGGCTTCAGACACCATCTTGACTATTCGTCTGTTGTTTTTGTTGGCTTCCTCGTCGTTGCTGTGGAGCAACTCCAACGCTAAACATTCACGATCTATAAGACTGCCTATTTCTTGGGTGACACTACTGAGCGTACTGTCTTTCAAGACTGCATTGTAGCAACTCTGGAGGCCAATGAGTGCCAGCTGTCTAGGGCAAAGGTGCATAAGGTCGTTAAGCCACGTTGGGCGGCGTCCTTTGCCTTTTCTAGCTTCCTCTATGTCTTTGGATAATCCGTCTGCAACTAAGTCTAGGACTTGCTTTAGTTGACTGTATTGGGGTGCTTGCTCTGTAACGTTATCTGCCTGTTGATACTTCTCGTTAAACTTACGTTTGCCATCTTCCCTCATGGTCTCGTTGTAGGCTTCTGCGATGGGGTTTGACTGTGTGTTGCTGTTGTTGCTCATGTCATGGCCTCCCCTGCTTTGGTGGTTACGACAGGTGGGGCTGTCATTGGATTTCCCCAGCTGGACATACGAATTCCAAAGAAACCATTGCTACTGCTACTGTTTCCCTCTTGAGCGGCTGTGTTTTCAGACCATATATTAATCTTTTTTACACTGCTCACATTGTTTACTTTATTTGTCATTTTTACTTTACTTCCCTTTTCTAAAGTTCCAGTCCAAACAGGTCAGTCTGCTTGGCTTTTGGTGGTGTTGTAATAGTTTTGCTTTTCTCTCCTCTCATTAGTTCAGCCATAGACCTTAAAGTCTCTGGTGCTGTCTTGATATATTTACGAGTAGTATTTAGGTCTCTATGTCCTAAGTATTTGCCAATTAAGTCGGTGTTGTATGCTCCACTGTTAGCCAGTGTAGTTGCACAGGTATGTCTGGTCGTGTGGAAAGTGTAGCGGCTGTCGTCGTTAAGCACTGCTCGTCTCATGGGCTTCCACCCCTTGTAGAACAATTTGCTATTCCAGATCTTAGAGACATCAGTTCCAAGAGACCTAATGGCACTCAAGGCCTCATCTGTAATTGGCACTGTGCGACTATCGCCATTCTTGGTATCTGCTAAATAGACTGAGTAACCACCAGTTTCATCAACAACTAGGGTTTGCTCATTGATACTTCTTATCTCGCCTATCCGCATTCCTGTGTTAATCCCGATTATTAGATAGAACTCCAAGTCTTTGAAGTCCTGACTGTTTCGAAAGTATGCTGACATTAAGTCAATTTGAGACTGTGTAAAGTACAAAGGTCGCTGGTTTCCTTTGACCTTGCGGTACTTAAACTTTGGGACATGACTTATGTGCTCCTCAGATACACAGTGAGAGAACACCTTAACTATCATAGCCCCATAGTGGTTAATGGTATTATTAGACAGCCCTTGCTCCTGTAAGCTGTCAAAGAAGCGATGTATGTGGCTAGGCTTAAAGTCGCTTATGGCTCTAGTCTCATAATCAGAGAAACTTGAGAAACGTTCAGCCTTAGTAATGCTTCTGGCTCGATGGGCTTCACTGTCCCACCTTAGCTTTGCGTCCATGTAGACTAACTCAAGAAATGTCATTGGACTTTCTCCCTCGTTGCTGGTGTAAATTAATAAGTGCCCTATGGTGTCCCCTTTGAAACTCACTGTCCGCTGGGTCTTGCTCGTAAAGCATTAGCGCACTTTCGATACAGTAGATGTCGCCTGATGCTACTGCTTCCCTTGCTGACTGCATTCCTAAGGCATAATCAGCATTCATTTGGATTACTTCACCCATTGGACTGCCTCCCTCGTTGCTCACGCACTGCCATGTCTATTGCTCCAGCCTTGGCTTGCTCTAGTTCACCAGCTGTTAAGTTGTCCGCCATAGACTGTGCTAGTGTAGCGGCGGCCTGTGCTCTGTCAATTGATCTGGCGGTTAGACTACGAAACAAAGCTACTTGCATAGCTTCAACTACTGTTTCTGCTGTGTAATTAGTAATCATTGTAGTAGACCTCCTGAAATACTGACGTCTTACCGCCCGTTATTTGTGCATAAAGTTTAGCGTGATATTCAGCTGTTTCCCTGTCGTTGTAGGTGCGAAGGTCAACGCTGTACTTCTCGTCCTCAAGTAAAATACGGTATCTGGTGCGTTCTTCAGTCATTACCAACTAACCTCCGTTTTAAAGGCATTCTCCATATGCCAGAATGCCTCATTAAGTTTTGCAATGTCTGTTAAATATAAATCATGGCACTCATTGATCATAGTTGTGACTGATAAAAGTGTTTCCCTAGTGTCGGCTATTGCTTTTGTTTGCTTTAAAGTAAGACCAGCCATAGCTTTCTTGTTGATCTCACATTCTTTCAAAAGTTCAATCTGGTATTCAGTTAATTCTTTAGTTTTCTTTGTCATTCTTTTGTCCCTTCAGTTGTTGTAGTGACTAAGGCCACTGGATGACCCACGCCGTAGCATGGGTGCACCAGTAGGCTCAGTAGCTTCCGTAGCCGTATATGACTGCTAGAACTGTTAGGATGATGCCAGACAACAGGGCAAAAGATGCTAGGGCGTCTGGAGTTAACATGCGATTGATAAGGTGTCTCATGATACCACCTCTTCAATAAAAAGGCTGTCTATGTGATCCATACGCGCTACAACGTAGGCTTCTGCCTTTGCTAATGCTAAATAAAGTCCATCACTTGAGTGAGGGTGGTTTCGATAAGCACTATTGACCAAGACAATACCTGTCTTACGTGCATCAGCGTATGCTTCCTTTCGATCAACAGCGTTCATGCTACTTCTCCCACATGTGCATCATAAAACTCTGTAACATAGTCAATTAATTCAGAGTTAAGATTGTGAAGTAGTTCTGTTCCCAAGTAATCAACGATAACTTTCTGAGCATATCCATATGAACACTGTGCATCGTGTGCAATGTACTTAGTAAACTGTTCAATAACGAAAGAACGTAGCTTCTGGCGGCTGTCTAAACACTCACCTATTCGCTTTAGGTTCTGTCTGTAGTGGTCTTCACCTAAGTAAGACCCATCGAGCCAGCAAGAGAACATTCTGATTGTGTGGTTGTCCCCAGCCATTGCAAGTACATGGCTATTAACGGCCTGATCTATGCCCTGTAGGTCTCTGATGATATTGCTTTTGATTTCATTTGTCATTGCTTTAGTTCCTTCTTTTGTTTGAGAAGGTACTTGCTGTTTGACTAATCCTTGACCCTTGTGGGGCGAGGGAAGCGACTGTTTCCGCCTTGTGTGCTTAGGGAGTTACAGTCCCCTGCCACACCTTGCGGCCTGTCGCCCATCTATAGTCGTCGGGCTAGTGCCTTCGGTATACCCAAGGAAATACAGCATACAACATCCCCCGTCAACCCATATATGGCAATTAGTTAACTATTGAATACTTGTGTCACCCTTTAAGACAGAAAGACACAAGAACACCGACGATAGAGACCACAAGCCAGACTATAAGGCTAGTGAAGGCCTTGGTTGAACTACAGCTCCCTCAGACTTCCCTTGAGTGACTGATGATCCCAAGGCCGAGACTACTATAGACTACTATAGACTACTATAGACTACTAAGAACATCCTCTACCTGACAAACAATAAAGAAATCATAGACTAGGACTAGGACGACTATAGATGACTATAGATACTAAGGATGACTATAGACTGATTGTCTCTCTATTGATTGTCATAGATGAGGATGATGGTTGATGTCTTTAGATGTCTATAGATGTCTGGAGTTATCCTGATGTTGACCAGGCACTTGTCCTTGTGTTGACCAGGGAAGGACGATTACCTGTGTTGTCTTGGGTTGACTGAGGATGACTAAGGATGTCCCAATATCTGCTTAAAAGCATATATGGCACAACCAGATAAAAATCCCATCAATGTCTAATGTCTATCGTTTGTCTTTCCTATTTATACTGGCAGTCGACGAGGGATACATCATCCTTGCACCCTGCTTATCCATAGAAAACAACAGGTTACACAAGATACACCCTAGTTTTTTATAGGTTCACAGGAAATTAGACCCCCCGTACCCTTAATAATACATCAATTTCAAAAAGAAGGCTAAAGGTTGTTCTTGTTGTTGTTGTTGTTCGGCCTTCGAAACAAGAGCCATCCCCAGAAACACTTTAGAGGAACCCCAGATATGGCACTCGAAACAGGAACATACATCAGCAGTCTTAATGCCTCAAACCCAGCCTCAACAGACGGCTTGGCGCAAGCTGATGACCACATCAGACTACTTAAAGCCACCATCAAAGCTACGTTACCCAACGTCACTGGTGCAATCACGGCTACCCAAGCCGAGCTGAATCTCATGGACGGCGTTACGGCTACTACAGCCGAGCTAAATACCCTTGATGGCATTACGTCTACAGTAGCCGAACTTAATATACTTGATGGTGTCACTGCGACTGCGGCAGAACTCAACATAACTGATGGTCTTACAGCTACCACAGCTGAACTTAATACACTTGATGGCGTGACAGCAACAGCCGCAGAGTTAAATCATGTGGATGGAGTCACTAGCGGCATACAGGCACAATTAGATGCCCTTACAGCGGCACTAGCAAACAGTGGTGCACCTACTGGTCTTGTGTCTTACTTTGCAAACACAAGTGCACCTACAGGCTACATAGAGTGTAATGGGGCGGCAGTTAGCCGTAGTACCTACTCGGCTCTGTTTTCGGCTATTGGTGTGACACACGGATCAGGTAACGGGACGACTACATTCAATGTCCCTGACTTACGTGGTGAGTTCATCCGTGGTTGGGACAACAGCAAAGGTGTGGACAACGGACGTGCATTTGGTTCCTCACAGGCTGATGCCTTACAAGGCCACGGACACAAATTGGTGGGTCAAAGTAATGGTTCAGGTGGCGGCAATGGTACTTACGCTATGGGGGGTGAGAACCTTACCGACAGAGTTCTTCAGCCAGTAGACTTATCTGGCTATGGCACTGTCCGCATTGCATCAGAAACCCGTTCCCGAAACGTAGCCCTACTCCCTTGTATTAAAACGTAACAACTAAGGAAGCTATAGCCCATGACTAACCTCCCTATTCGTGGGCTTGGGTCTGTTGGTGTCGTTACAGACATCGACCCATACAGCCTACCCATTAATGCTTACACACGCGCCAAGAACGTCAGGTTCAATGAGGCAAAGGTAACTAGAGCACCCATATACAGAAGCATATCAGGCAATCTTACGATTAATCCCAAGTTCATCTATGGTGTCAGTGCCTTATCAGGTTTTGATACAGTGGTGGTAGTTGATGATACTTTTGACATCTTTGAGATGTCTAATGGCGTCTTATCACAAAAGTTCAATAGTTCACTGTCTGCATCGTCTATCACACCCGTGACAGCCACGATACTTGCAGACGTACAGTATATCAATAGATCAACTACAGCCCCAGTACATAGAGTTCCCAGCGCAACTAACTTTACTGCGTTACCTAACTGGCCTTCTGGTGTAACCACGACAGCTATAAGATCCTATGGTGACTTCTTGCTTGCACTAGGCACAGTAGAAAGTGGCACAGAGTTCCCTAACAGGGTTCGCTTTAGTGACCCCGTGTTAGCCAACCAAGTCCCTAGTACATGGGATGCCTCAGACTTAACCAACAGTGCTGGCTTTAATGACCTAGTGCAAATGAAGACCCCTATAGTCGATGGGGCTACTCTTGGCTCCAACTTCCTAGTCTATTCACAAGACCAAGTGTGGATGATGGAGTTCGTTGGTGGTGCTTTCATCTTTAACTTTAGAAAACTCTTTGACGACTCTGGTGTAATCAATCAGAACTGTATTCAAGAGATCGAAGGTAGACACTATGTCTTTGATAGAGATGACATCTATGTAACCGATGGCAACACACGCCAGTCAATATGCGATGGTCGCGTTAGAGACTACATCTTCAACGGCCTAGATAACTCTAAGACTGAACAGTGTTTTGTCTTACATAACTCAATGCTTGAAGAGGTATACTTCTGTTACCACAGCGGCGATGATATGGCTGAGTACGCAGATGGTGATGCTTGTAACCGAGCCGCTGTCTACAACTACAAAGAGGACATATGGTCATTCTATGATCTACCTAACGTAGTTGCTGGTGCTGAAGCCAACGTAAGCACAGCGTCAACATACGCAGATGCTACGACTACCTATGACAACGTGGGTGGATCATACCACTCACAAGAAAGCCCGTACCAAAGACACCCACTTGTTCTAGCTAAAGCTGGGGGTGGGGTAGCTAACAGCAAGGTCTATGGTATCGACTTGATTGAAAAAGGTAGTCTATCGCAAGCTATAGACACGGCAGTATCTAAGCCATTCCTAATAGAACGTGTGGGTCTTGACCTAGATGAGCAAGGGATACCACTGACAGGCTACAAGGTTATCTCAAGACTAGCCCCACAGGTGTCTACTGACAGTTCTAATGGTCAGTTTGAGTTTACCTTTGGAGCCGCAGATACCCCCCATGCCACGCCCAACTATGGCAGTGCAGTAACCTTTGATGCTCTAGCTGACTACAAGGTAGATGCCCGTATGTCTGGCAGATACTTGTCGTACAAGCTGTCAACCACAGCTGACAAGGACTTCAACTTCACTGGTATGGATGTCGAAATTACTGTCACTGGTCGGAGGTAACTTATGTCTATCTCAGATAAAATCAATATGCTGGTGTCTACTTACGTTAGGCGTACAGCACCAACACTATCTCCAGAGTTTCTCCCCAACTACTTACAGGAAGAACTAAGAGAAATCGAAGCGTCTATAAAATCACTAGCAGACGCAAGTATCCAAGTAACCGACAGAGAACCTACCAACCCAAGAAAAGGCATGGTGCGTTATGCCGTATCACCTTGGGAACCAATAGGATCAGGCGTATCTAAACTTGTTGTCTACAATGGCACAGCGTGGATAGCCGTATAAAAAATGTGTAGCAGAGCTACTAAACTAGCGAAGCTAGAAAGGAATATAATATGGCGTGGGGACAAATTGCAGGAGCTGTCATAGGCGCAGGGGCTAGTTATCTAGGTTCAAAGAATCAAAAGAAAGCACAGGATGCGGCTAATGCGGCTAACATGGCTTCATTTAACCAGTACAAGCCTTACGTGGACAACAACCTAAAAGGTGGTGAAGGTGCACTTAATAATGTCTTAGAAGCTGGTAACTACCAAGGTAACACTTACGCTGGTGCTAACGACTTCCAACTTAACACAGCTAATACTATGGGCAACTATGGTACTAACATGATGAACAGTGGTAATGCCATGATGGGCAATACAGCTGGCTTTGGTAACAATGCAAACCAACTGTACGGACAGTATCAAGGCATGTCAGAAGCGGCACAACAAGACCGCCTTGGCAACGCTATGAACTACGCATCAGCAAACTCTGGTGGTCTAGTAGACGCCGCAATGCGTGATGACCGTCGTAACCTACAAGAGAACACTTTGACTGGCATAGACATGGCGGCAATGGGTTCTGGCAACATGAACTCAAGTCGCGCTGGTGTTGCTACAGCCGTAGCCAACCGAGCATATGACGACAGACGTGCTGATGTATCTACAAACATCCAGAATAGTCTTATTGACCGTAGTCTAAACCAACAGGCACAACAGTTCCGTGACCAAGGTTCTGCATTACAAGGTGCTGGACAAGCAAACACAAACCTCATGGGTGCTTATGGTATGGGCATGGATACATTAGGAACAGGTGCTAACTTTGGTATGAACGCTGGTAACTCGTTGCAAGGTTATAACCAGGCACAGCTAAATGACATGCGTCAACGCTTTGAAGACCAGCGTGACTTTGAGATGCAGCAGCGCCAAGG